AAGTATGTGCTACTTCTATCTTTATACCCCTAGATACAGCAATCGCGCACCAAAATTCGCAACAAGCGCGTCCAGACTCTGCAATACTGACGTTTTTGTAGTTATAATCAATTCCGTACAAACATATCTCAGTTGCTTTATACCAAATAGCGTAAGCAATAGCGTAAGCGACGGTATTATTAAAATAACAAAGATTTAATTCTTTTATTACTTCTTCTAAAGGGTACTCTTCTAAGTGTTTAACACGGTCATCTAGTTCACAAGTAATAATAGGCTTAGTATTCTTTAACAAAAATTCTTTTGCCAAGCCTGTTTGAGAGCCTGCATCTTCTGAGTCTAAAAACCTTGAAACAGGGTCCATCATAATGGTTTTATCTACCTCTATTACCCCGCCAATGCAGTTTATACCCCATGTTTCATCATATGTTTCAGACCTAATTCGCGCAGATATGTAATCTGAAAAACTTCCGCCAAGCCCAACAATGGCTATCTTCATTAAGACCTCTCCCTAGTTGGTAATCCTTGCCTGTAAGCGTCCGAATTTTCTCTTGCTTCTCCATAATCTTTTAATCGTACAAGAGACTCCATAAAACGATCTGTATAAAGTTTCATTAAATCGGGTTCACCTTTTAAATAAATGTATGCTTCTACTAAACTTCCATATAGCATAGCATTTGGAGCATTAGTGCTTAACCAAGTAGTTCCTGAATCTCCACCGGCCGTTAAACTATCTGGTCTGTAAAAATAATGAAGTTCTGCAACCGCATTGGCGCTAGGTGTGGGCGCTAAAATAAAATTATTTATGTCAAAAAAAGCGTAATATTTAGGTGTTCCAGTAGTTGCCGAGTTTGGATTTATGGATTGAACAAAATTAACGTCTTTTTCTAACAAAAATTCTTTATTAGAGGAACTAATAACAGATAAACTAAACGAAGCTAGGTAATCAGTTGGAACACCTAAATATTGATCATTTGCTGTAACTGTTCCCGTTACATTTTTACGAAAATATTGTAAATCTATTGAATTTAGTATTCGTTGTTCCGCCGCTTTAATAAAATTATCTAAATTGGCAACAAAAGTTGTTTCAATGCTGTCCGTATAGTTTTGAATAGCTGACTTTAAAGTAGAATATGTATAGCTCATGTTATTACCACCGTTACACTGCCCACAGAACCCGTAGAAGCTAGGGGATTAGGCGTTAAACCAAAATTATATGCCTGACCTACTGGCAACCATCCCCAATTAATTGCTCTTTCTTGCGCCACCTCTTGAGGAGGCCGAGCATTTTGAAGAGATTGAGGGTCTACCACTGTTCTAAAAGGACCTAATTGAGGTTGTTTTGTTTCAAATTCGTCTTTTCCAACAAATAAACCGTTCCATTCTTTTCGCATGTCTCTGTATTTGTATCTAAACCCAGAGCGGTCTGATATTGCGTAAGCATTTTTTCCGCTTGCAAATTTAGCCATTAGGATCCCCTAAGATAATTAATGGCGGGTACAACCGTGAAAGAAGCTCTGTCTCTGTCTTCTGTAGCAGCTCTGTCAAACTCTTCTTCGTACACTGATTTCAACATTTGCAGTCTATTCGGAGCCCTTTTCATGGCAATATAGTATGCTAAACCTGCGGCCAAACAAGGGTAAAACCTAAACGGTAAATCTAAGGAGTTGGTGTAGATGTCGGCATCATCCATTCTAGTAAGCCTGTTAAATTTAATAATGTCTGTATCATTGTTAGGTGCGGGCCAAACTTTTAAAACAGGTGTTAATTGTCTGTCTAAAAAATACTGCGTAATTCTTCCTGAATTAGTTTTATTTGGAATGTTAATAAAAGCTTCTCGACTAACGCGATCTATACTTAAATCTGTAGAATCTTTTGTTATTACCGCGGACAATATGTCAATTGTACTCGCTGTATTAGAAAAATCAATTGCAGCAGATAAGGTGCTAGATGTTCCACTAGTGCCTCCTGTCAGTGTTTCTCCAGAAACAAACGTTCCTACAGGAATTGTTATTGACAAGGTGTTTGCTTCTAAATCGCTAACAGACGAAGAGGGTATGTTTGTAATTTTAGCCGTAGCTCCACTAATTGCACCTGTTAACGTCTCTGAAACTTCAAAACCTGCGTCAGAAGCTACCACCATAATAAGGGGCCCTGCTGGGTACTCCGTCACGCCAGTAGCTGTAACAATAGACGTTTCTGTAATAGTCCATTGATTTAATCCACGGTTAGCCCATTCAGCTAACATTAAATTAAGAGATCTTTTTGCTGTTTTTAGATCGTACCCCGTTCTAACTTCTAAACCACATCGTTCAAAAGCTTCTTCGACATAATCTGCTACGTCTAATTCAAAATTCTTTGATCCAGATACTGCCATGTTTACCCCAATAATTTAGCTGCAAAAGGCGCTACTAAAACTAAAACAGCAAGGCCCCATACTTTAACGTCTAACAATTTTAAAGTGCTTTTTTGATCGTTAAGTTTTTCTTCAATATTTTCATATCTTAACAAACACTCTGCTTCATGCTTTTCTAGTTCTTTTAACACCTCTAAAGCTTTCATACCATCACCATGCTTTACACGACCAATATCGAGCCGAAAATTTGTCTTTTGCGGTTTCGCACTTATGCCGAGCCCGAAAGCTCTTCCTTCGTGCAGGTTGGTCTTTTTTAATTGACATATTTGGGTCGCCAAAACGAACCAATTTAATGTTGCTGCCTTTTTTGGCAAGAACAGCACTCTTTTTGTTTGCATTAGGCGTACTCTTTGGTTTGTTAAATCCTGCAAAGGATATTCCACGGTAGACCACTCGTCCTGAAGGTGTTCGTTTTACATCCTTGGTAGTAGCCATAACCTGCCCCTATGCGTGATAGAACATCATTAAGTCCATCGTTGCTACAATAAATGTTACATAACAACCTGCTGTAAACAAAACTCCTTCGTCCGGAATAAAAGGATCTTCAGAAGTGCTGTCTGTTCCAATTGATCTAAACTGTATTAATTCAGTACCGGTAGCACTTGTGTTTCTAATGTTAGCTTTTCCGGCTGTGCCGCCAGAAACAAAAGAAAAACCTTTTAATCTACATCTTCCTGCAAAAATTACACCTAAAGCATTGTTATTAATGCCTGCGGAAACATTTCCTGCTGGGTTGCCTACCGCAGTTATGCTAGTAATTGTTTTAAAATAACCAGAACTTGTTGCTGTTCCAGCGTTTGCACCAGTAACAGTTTCACTTAAAGCTGATCCATTTACATCTGTACCAACAACAGTAAAAGAAATCCCACTGTCGTTACCTGCTGATAAAATAGTTACCTGTCTTCCAGAAGCGTTTGTGACACTTCCGCCATCAGCTAAAGCACCACCAATTGTTAAAGCCGCGTTGTTACCAACGGATGCCGCTGTTGAAATACCATCTGCGTCTAAGGCAACTTCATCGCTAATAATGACGGGGGTTAGATCGGATCCTGCCATTTTAATCTCCTTTATAAAAGTGGTAGGGGTTTCCCCCTACCTAATTAAGAATTACGCAATTTGAACGTACTCAACGATGAATGTAAACGATCCTGCTGTTGTAGCATCAACTGTATTAGTGATGTTGCAGTAAATAGTTCTTTCGGTGTCTGTATACTGAACAGAGGCTGGTGCTGTTGTGCCATCCTGTGTCTGAAGAACCAAACTGGTCACAGTTACGTTGTGTACAACAACGGTTGTACCGCCATCAAGAATTTCATCAGTCTGAGCCGCAACAATTTGTGCGCCCGAAGAAGAAGTACCAACTTCGTACCCAATGTCGCCAGTTCCAATAACTGGAGCCGTGTCACAAAATATCTTAATGTTAGTAATGATTGTGTTTGCTGGTTGTGTAAACTCACCAATAGTTGGGCTATCACCCGCTGTTGAATTTACCGTTACGCCTGTCGCAAAGCCGACGTGTTTTACATATTTGTCGGTAACAATACCTGTTGAAGCAATAACTGCGGTATCCGTGTATGCCCCTGTTGTAGCATTTTTAGATACTACTTTAAACCCGTTTTCAGAGCGGACTGCTCCTGTAAAAGTTGTATTAGCCATTTTTATCTCCTTGTCTTGGCAAATGTCAGCCGCATTATGCGACTGTCAAGGTGCGTTTAGATTACACTACCTTTTTGTAAAAAGAAAGGTTATTTTACTCGCCTGATTTTTCTTTAAGAACCAATCCAAATATAGCGCAAATAATACCCGCCCAAGTTAATATTGGCAGTGTTAATAAAATTCCTAAACCAACACCCACAACAGCAGCCGCTCCATAGCTTGAAGGCTCTTTTAATCTTCCTTTAATCCAGTCCATAATTTTCTCCTTGTTGAAATTACAAAAAAAGGCGACCGAAGCCGCCTTTTCTAATTATTATTCGAAAGCAATTAAGCTCCGGGTGTACCAAACACGCCGCGCCAATCTGAAACTCCAAAAGAATATCTTTCGCGAGCTTTAAAGCGCATATTTCCTGTATCAAAATCGCCTTCCATGGCAGTTTTAATAGCAGAACGGTTAAAGTATTTAAAACCGTTTGGAGCGTCTGTTTTGATAAAGTACGCATCAGAATCGGTGAGGAAGTGATTTACTGTCGCACCTTCTGGGAGCATTCCCATATTCTTCATCGCATTGTTATCGTTGTCCGCAGTTCCGCTACGCAAGTTTGAGTTCATTACTCTTTCCGCAATAAATTGCAGTTCTTTTGGAATAATTAACTTCATACCACGTATCGCAATCTTTAGACCACGCTCGTCAGTCATGCCTGCTATGTCAATCAGCATTGATTCAAGAGAAGTCTCGTTGAGATCTGCTGCTGTTCCTAGCAAGTTGCTTTGGTTTCCAGACAACGAAGGGTGAGCCGCTGAACATAACGCTGCACCGTCGCCAATCACATGAACACCTGTGCTAAACGCATTGTTTAGTACATTTGCTGCTTTGATTTGCTTCGTTTGAGCCATGGAACGAGCCAAAGCTTTTGTGTAGCGTGACGCAAGACGGTCATACAAGTTGTCTTCGATAGCTTCCTCAGTAATTGAGAACGCTAAAGCAATCGTTTCGTTGGTATAACGAGCAGTGTATGTTTCCTGTGCGTCGTCAAAGCTAATTGCTCCGCCTTCACTTTTTACAGGGGCACTTGCGAAACCTCCGAGCATAACCTCTTCCTCAAAAGCTCTGTCAGAACTTTCTTCGTCAAAGATTTCAGAATGCTCGTTTTCGTAACGATTGTATTCTAACCCAAATAACGCATTCAGGCCCGGTTCTAGCTCTTTAGCTAGTTGTGCGCGAGATATAGCCATGTTCTAAGCTCCTTTATACGCCAGTTGTAGAAACAGTACCCGCTGCAATGGAGCCAGTAGGCGCATTGAAGTGGTTGTTTATACGAACGATTAATGGGATACCAGCAGCAGTGAAATCAGAATTAGCGGGATCGTCTTGGATACCCATAACTCTTAATGCCAATGTGTTGGTGGTTGCGATTGTATTCAAATCGGCAGTTGCTGAAGATAGTCCAGTAGTTGTAGAACCACTGTTACCTGTCGCAAGAGCGATGTTTGCGAATACTGCTGCACGAACTTCCGCTTCAGTGTTCGCCGCCGCTACAACGTTAGACGTAGCGATTTGGAACAATTGATTTGGATCGTCGTACACAAAAGCTTTAACGGGATAAGAACTATCCGCGCCAGAGCCGGGCCAGTAATTCGACCATACTGTTTCACCAGTAGTAGAGGACACGTACTCACATCCGCCAAAAACACCTACGATAGAAACGTTACCACCAGCCGCAGCTTGTAGATCGTCAATAACGCCCGCAGCTAACGGAATAACCGCCATGCCATGGAAGATAGGGTTTGAGTTGTCAGATGCAATACGATACTCTGTCATACCGTTAGACGAAGGCGAAGCGCCCTGCCTTGATATTGGTCGGAGGCCATAAGATGAGTCTGTATTTGCCATTTATATTTCTCCAGTAGGGTGGTGGATTAACCTTTTTTAGGTCCACCAAAAGTTACTCTTTGTTGACGTTCAGGTTTATTGATCGTCATGGTTGAATGTGCATTCTCGCGCATCATGTCATGGTCTACAGCTTCCATTTGGTCGTGGTTTTTCTTAGAAAAATAATTCGACCTTTCAGCAACTGTTTCTAATGGCATTCTTGCAAGAATTAATCCGCCTAAACCAAACACACCTGAATATTTACCTGATTCCATTACTGGAGCTTCAAAATCAGGGTATTCGTCTTTTCTGACCAATTCCCATCCTTCCCGAAGCTTTGCGCTGATGTTTTTAGTATCGTCAAATCCGCGCGTTTCCGCTCTTATCCAACGATGTTTGTACCCATCAGGTGCAGGTGGTGCGTCCAACATGGACGGTGGGGCCCACGGCTTACGCACTGCCGTTTTTTCCCTTGTGTTAGCTGCGCGAGAAGTGCGATTTATAGAATTTTCCAACTTTTCGTTTTCATTACTCATATTCTCAATCCTTCACGTATTTTGCGTATTCTTCTAACGGCACACCCAATTTTTTCGCTATTGCGACTTGGCTAGGGGTGAGTCTAACCTTTTTCCCACTACTGCGCCCAGATGAGTTTCTTGAAACAGAAGCAACGCTCTGAGCGGGACGTTTCTTCCTATTACCAAGCTTGTGCGGAAACTCTTTTGCAACTCGCCTGTCTAATTCACTATAGTAGTCATTTGTCTGCGGGTCAAACCCTTCTTCTTCAACAAGTCTTTTATGTATCCCAAATGCAGCATAAGTCATTGCTTCGTCTTGGCCAAACCACTCGTTATTTTCGGCCCAGTCTTCTGCTTTTGGGTCCGGTCTACGCGGTTGTTGTTGCGGCATAGGTTGCTGTACTTGTTGCTGTTGTTGAGCAACAGCTTGCTGTCTATAACGGTCTTGTTGCATTTTTGCTTGAGAAGCTCTGTCGCTTTCAATAGCCAAAGAAGTCATGTTTCTTTGTATTTTTACAGCTTCCGCGCTATCTCCTAATTCCATGGCACGAGCTAAATCTTTTTCAGCTTGCTCCATTTGACTGGTAACACGGTAAGTATATTCATTTACATAACTGGTATCTAAACTATCCATTCTTTTTTTAATAGTTTGAGATTCAGCTTGAACGTTTTTAGCATAGGTAAGAGCTTCACCTTCACGTCGTTCTGCTTCCCGCATTTTCTTTGTAAGACGGTCAATTCTTTTTTGAGTTGCGGTATCACTCTTCTCAAATTGATCTTCAACGACCTCGACTTGAGGTTTATTTTTTTCTTCGGGAGCTTCTTTTAACTCTACTTCTGTATCTTCTGTTTCTTCAAGTTCAAGCTCTATTTGGTCTTTTTCTTCTGCCATGATCTTCCTCTAAAAATGTAATACGTCTTCAGGACTTAAAATTTTTGCTAATATTTCATCATCATTTAAAATGCGAACTTCTCCGCCGTCTATTTGAAAACGAGAACCAGCATAACGTGCAAACATAACCCAATCTTTTTCTTGGCACCAAGGCCCCGAAGGAAATTTAGTTGGATCTCCGTAGGCTAAAGAGCCTACTTTAAGCACGTATCCTACTTGAGTGGATACTTTTTGCTCCTCTACAACTTTGTCCGGTAATAAAATACCACCGTCGGTTTTGCCTTGACCTCGATAAGGTAAGATCAAAATCCGCCATCCAGTTGGAGTGGGCAATCTTTCTAAAAGGGAAGTTCCTATTGTTTCCGGCCGTAGAACCGGTTTTTCTTGGTACGCAGAGGCTAAATCTTCAACACCTTTTTTTACGCCTTCCAAGTCTACTTGGCTATTTTCACTCAATTGAGCGCTCCTGTTTTTCTAGCAGGCTTTTTAGTTCCTGTTCCACATGATTTAGGGAATCTAACATTCCCATAAGCTCACGATAATGCTCCATGCTTTTGATTTGATTATGAATTAACGCCTCAAAAACAACTTCTCGTCTCTCTCTTATAATACGATATACAGATTCTGCAAGATAAATCTCATCCATTCGCATAGTCCCCCATAAAGTCTAACATATTACTATCTTATCTTAGCATATCTTATACGGGAAATACTAGACTTAAATTAAATTTAAAGCTTGCTCCTTTGTTTCATCGTTTCTTCTTAGCCAACCACGGCCAAATGTATCAAAAGTGCTTAAAGATCTGTAAAAACTATCTCGCATATGATGCATTTGTTCTATTATTTCTGCGGGCTCTACTTCTGACACAGCTTGCAATGTCATTGGACCTATGCCGCCATCTTGCTCAACACCTGCAATACGTTGCAGCGCTTTAGCTGCACGGCTTGTCCCGCTGTTCACACCCCAATCAAATACAGACCAGTCAACACCAGAAGGTAAATCATCTCCACGCACACGATCCCAATAGTTTTCTTTGTAAATGGGATACACATCATCGTGCGTAAGACCTTCCATTTCACCATCCATAACTTGTCGCCCTGCGTACTGCTCGTAAACTGCACGGGTCACCCCAAGATTAGTCTCGCCTCCGGGGTCGTTAGGGTGGTTTACATAGCCGCCTTCGTGATCCAAAAGACGTGCCATGCATTCTTCAAAGTTTTGTTTCATTTCTTATTCCTTAACTTAGCAAACTGTCGAGATCCAAACCAAAAACTGATAATAGACGTAAACAACAGGTTCGTGTCATCATTCCAAATTTGTTGGGCTGCTTCGTTAAATGTAACACCGGTGCTCATAGAGTAAAACAATCCGCTGATTTTTACAGTCAGAAACAAACCCACAAATAAATATGTTACAACTGGTCGTACCGATCCTGATAAAGCTGCCGCAAATCCAGACTTGGCGTTTGCCGCTGCCATTGCCTTGTATATACCCTCTGATTCCGCAATATCCGCTTTGGCATCTAGCTCATCTAATTTAAGTGACGATAGCTGTGCCGCGTACTTACCTTTGGCCTCAAGCATTTTAAGCTCTTGAGCATCTTTCTGTTTTTGTTGAAACAAATCAAGAATTGAGGGAATGATAGAAGTACCAAACCCAAGTGCCGCGCCTAATAAGGATAACATGTTACTTCCCCTTTTTTGCGTTAGAATGCGTTTTTTGGATGTTAAAAGAAGCGCGTTTTACGGCACCTGTGTGGGGTTTATATTCTCCTTTCATTAGGTTGTAACCTTTACCAGATTTCATCCAATGAAAACCTTTTGGAGCTGCAATTGTTTTCTTTCCCATATTATACTCCTATTTGAGTTTAGTTTTAGATAAAGCCGTAGCCCCCATAAAACCGACAACTACACCGAGTTGCGCTACAATAAATGTATTTAAAAACCCTGATGCAGTAGCAACTCTGTCTATGGCTACAACTGGAGAAAGTAAGACAACGACAGCCACAATCGTTACAATCATTGCAATCCAAGCCATGATACGTTGCGTGTCTGCTAACTTGTCTTCGTTCTCCAACCTGACCCACCGCTCATGGCGATCAAGTTCCTCGTCAGTAATAACCCCGTCACCATCGGCATCCGCCATGGCATACTTACTGTTTTCTTGTAATTTCTTTGCCATCATGCTGTCCGTTTCTTTGCTGTCTTAGCTGCTTTCTTAAAAGCGTTAGCGGTAGGTGCACCTTTAGAGCCCACTTTACGCATTTTTTCTCCAGATCCTCCGGCAATTCTTTTTTTCTTAGCATGAATGTTTGCATAAAGACCCGGTGTTGTAGCACCGCCACCTTTGTATTTTTTAACCGGTTTACCTTTTTTCATGTTATCTCCTGTAAGTTAAACAAGCCCTATTGTGTTTATAATCCTCAATTAGACAAGGGGTTGTCAAGGGCCTCTTGTAAACGCTCCCCTAATTTATCCTCAAGTTTAGTCATATCTTCTTCTATTCTTTTTTCTACTTCGCGCATTGTATCACGAACATCCTTCTCTGTCTCTCTATTTAAATTCTCTACTTCTCGTATGGCAGATGTTACGTCTTTTTGTACCTCGTTCATTTGATTAAGAACGTCTTCTAATACGGAGTCTATAGAGGATTGCGTGGTCTTTATACGTTCTGAAGATGTTTCAATTTTTTTTTCTAGTTTATCTATGTAGCCCTCTAATTTAAGCAAATCATCTCTAAGATTGTTTTTTATGTCTCTTGTGTAGACAATAGCATCCTCTAACTTGCTTATAGTTAATTCATTGCTTGCTTTTATTTCATCTATGTCTATCTCCTGCACCACTTCTCGCAAATCAAGATAATCAAAATAAAATTCATAACCCACATAAGCTGACCCCGCCAATGTACTGAGTGCTGTAAGTGCGATCGCAATTCGACCACCGCCCGAAAACTTTACACCACCGACCTCTACTTCCGCCATGCTCTACTCCTTACTCGAATGCCAGCTCTCGTAGCTTATTAATTTCTTGCTGTAGCTTCATTACTTCCAACTGCTTCTTTTGTAACTCTAGCTCATACAACCTATTACAATCTATCCTAGACTTAGCTCTTTTGCCCAAGGGTATCGTAATTTTAGAGTAAATGCCAATGTCTCCTGTCTTCCCACTGTTTTCTGCTGTACCACCCTGAATGATAGATGTAAGGCCAAATTCAATGTTTGTGGCAGATCCAATGGCATTAGTGCAATCTAAATCCCCTGATCTAAATGAATCTGATTGGTAGTTTGTACCAGAGTTAGGTAGTGATAGACTTAATGAGTTTGATGTTGAATCTGCAAGAGCACTTATTGTACTACAACTTGCCATCAACATAACAACTAAAATACATATCCATATTCTCATTTACTTTACTTTAGAACAAATCCTCGACGCTATCTGACTAATTTGTTCCTCTCCCTTGAGTATTTTTGAAATTGTACAAATGTATTGCACTTTGTCTAAGTCATCGTTTCTCACATACACGTCAAATGGATATCGCTTGGTGTAACGTACCTTTATAAGTTTTGACGTTGATGCAAACGGAATCTCTTTCCAATCTTTACTAAACACACCAATCTCAAAATAAGAAATTTCACTCCGCCTGTTAAAAAGAGACATCTTAGTAACCGACACACCTTCAATATATGACAACTCAAACTTGGGGTATGCAGGCGTCATTTCATGCGCGTGGGCTTGAAACCCAAGTAACATAAAGATTAGTGCTACTTTGCGATACATTCGGCAACAATCAGTGCGGTATAATTCCCAGCAGGTAACGCAGTATTATCCGCAGAACCGTAGCTTGCAGTTGACGCTACCTTAAACCAAGTTGAGCCAGCTAGTGTCATAGTATATTTTGTCGTATTACTAACAACGACCTTTGCCGCTTCATAGGCTGACATACCTGATACAGAGTGTGAACTTAATACTGTGCTTCCTGTCCACGCCACACCGTCATTTAAAGTTGGGGATGAACTAAAGCTGTTTGGGTGTGTAAACTTTGTGTAATAGTAGTCTGCGGCAGCAATATCTACTCTTATGATTGCTTCTACACCACCATCAGCAGCAGTTGTAGAAAGTTTCCACGGGGATGGATTTCCATATTGACCCGGTGTTGTGGTATATATAGAACAGTTGGCTTGCACCAAACCGTTAATTGGTGAATTAACTGCCCAAGCGCAAGTAGCTGACAGCAAGAACATTAAAGAGGTTAGTTTTTTAATCATGTTATCTCCATTTGTTTAATCGTCATATTGCGAACGAACGATACTTCTGTGAACGTTGTCTTGGGCTAAGTTTCGTAACCCCTTGGCATTGTCCGTAATATTACCGCCGTCTATTACTAAATTATCTTTATATACACCACCATCTATAACAGCATCGTAGTATAATTCAAGTTTTCCAACAGCCGCTATCTTTTGCATCATGTTTAACTGTTGCATAGGATCTGCAATTTTTTCTGCTGCACCTGCCACAGAAAGTATTTCTTCAACTGTTAACTCTTCACTTTCTTCCTCTTCTTCTAATTCTAAGGCTTTTTGTTCATCGGCCTCTGCCTGTTCCTCCAATTGTATTTGCACCCATTTATTGTAAAAAGGATCCTCCACATTAGGTGCATCAAGAAGATTATTGTCTAATAAATATTGGTACAGGGCGTCTTTGAAGTCTGGACATGTTGGGTCGCTAAGTGGTGTGTGGCACGGATCAAACTTATAATGATAAAGTATTGTAACGTCAGACAGTGACCCATCTCCTGTTACCTTTATTTCTCCATCGCCAAACAAATTACCCAACGTAGAAGGAACTGGGTCGTAGGTAACTTTAGTGCCTCCGGGGATTTTATTCCAATTATCGGTGTACTCGTATATATACCCATCACCCCCTATTTTTTTATTTGTAATAGAAACAGTGGAGTTTTTTGTAACGTCTTTGGTAAGTGTGTATCGGTGAAATATTCCCTCAACTGTAAGCCCTGTCTGACTTGGAAGTAAATTGTTCATTGCCCAACGATGTGCGTTTGAAGCCGCGTTCTTTGTATTGCCGTAGATATTCTCAGAGGAGCAATAGTAAGGCCAAGAAAAGACCGCCAATACCAGCAGCACCTTTAGCGGTGTTCTTGTCATCATCATCCCAT